CCCACATTAATAACTCTACGACCTACAGCATTACTTTTATTACCTTCAATAACTGTAATTTGATTATTTGCAACACTTTCAACAATTCCTACATGCTCTGGCCAACCGTCTTGATTATCCCAATCATACATAATAATATCACCAACATTAGGACTAAGTTTACTATCTTCATTCCAAATATTCATCTGTTTGGCCAATTCAATCATTTCGCCACACGAACATTCAAGTGGGATAATATCTGTTAAATTAGCTTTAATAGCACATGCACTTACGAAAGTAGCACACCAATTATCACTGTATTTTACTTTATAACCTCTTGCTCGAGGAAAATGGTTATTATAAACATCAATAATTTCCATATGTGATTCATCAGATTCATTCAATCCTAACCAACTTTCTGCTTGATTTAAAAATTTTTCTACATTACTCATATTATTTATACCTCCATTTTAAAATCTTTAGATTTTATACATGTATTTGACTGTTTTAAATAAATATCTACATATAATTCATCTTTATCTCTGTTATATGTTACTTCAGGATAATACTGTCCTAATGCCTTAGCATATAAAGTACATTTTTTATAACCCAACTCATGCGCAAACCATACAAAATCCAATTCTTCAATTGTAAGTTCAATATTATGCTTTTCTTTCATAATATCGATAACTGCATTTTTTGCTATTTTTTCAAATTCATATGATGTCATATTATCTATACCTCCGGATTTTTTATAAATTTAAAGAGCAGTCTTTCGACTACTCTTGTTTTTCGCTTTCTTCTTCATTATTTAATTGTTCTAAAGCATCTTTAATTTTCGCTGGAATTGGAACTCCTAAATTACTAATATTTTCTAATAATGAAATACCTTCATTAGCAATATAAAAGTATGCCACTAATGTTCTAAATACCCATTCACCGCTGTTTAATAGTCGATCTAGCATTGCACCAACGATTAATACAATTAAAATTGTACATTTCTTAACAAGGCCTTTAAAACCAACTTCACTGTTAAGATTTTTTTGAATGTATGCCCAGATTACACCTGTAATGTAATCTAAAATCATAAAAGTAATTAGAATGCTTAAAGCAACATCCCAACCTCCAAATAGATATGTAAAAAAAGTAGCAATAATTGCTACAACACTATCAAAAATTTTCATTTTTTTCATTTTCCTCACCTTCATTAATTTTATTCTTCAATTTTTTCCAATATCTTTCATCAATTCCATCTGCCCCAGGCTCCCAAATGTTTTTTATTCCCTGTAGCATATTTTCCCACTTAAAGCCATTATGGGTTACTTTATCACCATAATCATATCCCAGATTAACAACATCATCATAAGTAATCCATGCTTGATATTCTTCAACTGGTGGCTCAATTTCTTGTCCTTCTTCTAATGCTTTAATACGAAATTCGAGTGTTTTAGCATAATCGCGTACCGCTACAATCCGCTTTTCTAATGCTGGTTTTTCATTGTCGATATTGATATTTTTATTAGCTAATTCTAATAGCTCATCTCGTTCTTCATCTGTTAATTGGTATTCTAACCATAATTTGTTAATCTTATTGCTAATATCCACAAGCTGATAATTTCCACTTTCAATCACATCTTTAATAACACTATACATTTTTAACCACCTCCTCTTGTAATGTTATGACTTTAGCCTCTAGTTGTGCTTGTGCTGCTGCTATATCTTTAGGATATTTGGCATTTAGTTTTGGTTTAGCGATACCTTCGACAAACACATGAGTAACTGGGCTAAATGTTTTAAGTATTTTTAGTTTTTCAACAAGTTCTTGTTGAATAGGTGCTTCTGTTGAAGTTGCTAATACAACATAAAATTCTATTTCATTAGTTTGATTATATTCAATTATCGCATCTAATGTTTTTAAATCTTCGGGCAAATCATTATAACTTAAATATATGTTATTGATTGTCCCTATATTACTAGTGTTAATAAAAGCGTTTGAAAGTATGTTAGTTATTGGGGTCATATTAGTTGTTATTCTATAAGCAATATATCCAGTTCCACTAAACCAACCCTCTGCATTAACTCCACCAAATTTTTGAGGCTTTGTAACAACCTTATAAATATTATATTTTTCTATATTTTTTACAATATCAATAATATCTCTAACACTTCCATCTTTAGTTGCTCTAAGTGGTTTAGATAAAGTGTGTTGTATTGAGGTTTCTTGATATGGCTCATATGGTGTTGCTACAGAACCTTCTTCAACCTGAATTTTAAATTTAATTGTTGTGTTTGCTGAAGTTCGCCAAAAAGTGAGGGCTAATATAGCATAAGTGGTTTGTTCATTTGTTGTAAAAGTGTTCAAACCTCTATCCCAATTACCTCCAACAATCTCATCGCTTTCATTGTAAAGAGTGACGCCTCTTATAACAAAAAAAGACATTTGCTCACTAGATAATCCATCTACATTAGTTAATGATAGTATATAATTTGTATTTGGTTTTAACTCAACTTTCATCTGACACCATATCGAATTTTGCGTTGGGGTACTAAGTGTAACAACACCGTCTTCATCAACATTAAATTCTTTAGTGACACATGGGTATGTCGATTTATCATATTTAACATAAGGGCTGTCTATATTAATATTATCTTTATTTAGCAAATTCTTCCCAACCAACTTAATATTAATTTTATCAACTTCATAAACTTCTTGTTGATAATCTGGGTTAGGGGATGGTTTACCACCAGTATAGTCTTCGTACGGTAATAACTCAGCACCTTTATTTAACATAAATAAATCATTATCCGTTATAGCTGTATTATCTTCTTTTCTAAATGATAAACCAAGATAACTTTTTTGGGTTATCTCAATATTGTATGGTTTATTTGCTTCAATTATGTCTGTTTTATTTTTAAGAACACCCCCATCTTTACATATTCTTACAATTCTAAACTTAGCATTACCCCAAAATGTATAGTTACCAATATCTAATTCTATCCATATTGTTTTATAGATACTTGTTAATGATCCTAAGTTTCCTTGATTATCGGTTAAAATACCTGTTTTCAATTCATTTATTAATTGATTTCCTAAAGTTGTATTTTGATAAATATTACCTTCAGTAGAATCTATTTTGAAGTTCCCAGCTAAAGTATTTTCAATAGTTGTATCATCTGTGATAGCAATGTCATAGTAAGGCTTGTCCATTTTGTCAGCAAGCATATAATCTACTTCTTCTTGTGTATACATCTTTAAATTACTTGATGTTTTATTACCTTTTAATTCAACCCCGTTAATTTGAGGTTTGTTTTCTAATTCATTGTAGTCGGTAGTTCCACCGCTTGGACCTTGCGGACCAACAGGTCCCTGTTCTCCCTGTGGTCCTTGTGGACCTATTGGGCCGACTTCGCCTTGTTCTCCCTTATCACCTTTATCCCCTTTATCTCCTTTATCACCCTTAGGGCCTTGTTCCCCTTGGGCCTCTTGGCCAGTGCTTACACCATTTATATACCATATCCCATCTTTAATTGTAATAACAGGGGTGGCTCCGTTTGTTACCTGAAAGTCGAATGTTGAATTATCAGTAAATAAAATTTGATATGTATCAACTAAGCCCACACTTCCGGTTTTTGTGATATTTTTAATGCCATTTCCAACGAACGCCCCACTATCTAAATCTTCTTGTACCTTACCTACTAATGCAATTAAACGATCGTAGTAATTTTTCATTTCTGGGCTTAATTCCCATTGTTTTGCAGTACCATTTAAATAATTTTTACTAATATAAATATTGAATAAATTTGATACAAACAAAGGATTGTCATTTGAAAAATCATAATTTTCATCAATTTTTACATTAGATATAATTATTAAACATTCGTACATTCCAGCTCTTTGACTTAAAAATGTTTTAACAGGAATAGAATTATTTGAATCTAACAGCAAAGGAGCATAATATTCATCTTCGTTTTGATATTTACAAATCAAATATGTGTTGCCCATGAATTGTACATCTTCTAAGTCAAAATCAATGCTTCTTGTGTCGTTTTCGTACTGATTAGATATTTTAATCGAGTTTGGAAAAACGCTTCTGTTATTGCAAATTTTAATCATTTACTCACCTCCTATGCTGTTCTTTTCCACATATAACATGTTATATATGGCTGTAATGTTGTTGGACCTTGCCCGTTATCTTGCCAAACTTCAGTTGCATGATTAGCTGGACGCGGGGTTTCGGTGTTACCGTTGTTTCCCCAAATTGTAGCATTATAAACATCATGGTTAGGGGTAGCAACTGTTTTCGCATATCCGATAGAACTTGTATCGCTACTGACTGCACCAATTGAGGCTCTTAATACTTGTTCTTTTTTTCCACCTGTCTTTTCAACAATATTAAATTCTGTTTGATCAGTATCTACACCAACAGGAACACGCCCTTTTCCCCATTGTGTCCAGGTACCACCGTAAATTGTACCTGGATTTACACCAGTTACATTAAATACTATATCGCCCACTGGATGCATAATTAAATATAGCTGCTTGACTGTGTCTGTTGCACTCGTTAATTCTTCTTTTGACACAAATTCGCCTGCAATATCTTTGTAAGGTCCCCATTTACCGTTACCTAATTTAAATCTAATTTTTGTGCCATTCCACTCATATTTTCCTAAATAATCAATTGCAGTATTTATTTGTTCTTGCAAATTTTTTGTTTCTTGATTAAGTGTTTTGGCATCATCTAATATTTTATTAATCTCGTTTTCGAAGCGCTCATTGAATAACGAAGTGACAAGTGAAGATACTGCAGTTTCCCATGTTCCATCAGAAGGTAATTCGATTTCTGAATTGGGCGCTTCCGACACAAAAAATACAATTTGATTAGTCATAATTTTTTCATCGTTTTTAACAAGACCAATCGATATATAAATTGCCCCAGAATTTTTAAAAGCCTCTGGTGGTATTGTGAATATATTTTCTTCTGTAATACTTCTAGTTGTTGAAAAAACTATACCATTTTTAATCCACCCCACGCATGGGATAATTGCATAATCATTGTATTTAGAAGAGATATTCTCTACTTCAACTGGAACATTCGCACTGCCCTGTGCCGGTATAGCGAGTGTATCGCTGCTCAAATTTAATTCATTAATTGTTAATTTCATTAATTACACGCTCCATTTCTTTGATTTTTTTAGATAATTTTTGAACTCTTTGAATGCATGCAATAGATAAAGCGTTATAATCGACTGATAACATTCCTTCATTATTTTCTCTTAAAATAAATCTTGAAAATTCATTATCAATTAAATCCTGAGCAATTACACCTACAACATTTTTTATGCCTTCTTTATAATCAAAACTTTTAATTTTTAACTTATCAATTAAATTCGATATATCGATATCTTTAATATTTTCTTTCAATTTAGCATCTGAACCGGTTGAAATTGGGACTGATGCTGAAATACTGTTTGCATCAAGTAAAATATGATTATCAGCCATCAGTTGTACATTTACTCCATCAACTGATGTTGTAGGATTTCCTATATTTATAAATCTCAAAACAGTACGTCCGCCCATATTTACTGCATATATTCCTCCGACACCAGTCAAATTAATGTTACGCCCAATACTTATATCCTTTTTTGTAGAAATATCTACACCGTTAATCTTTCCACCATTGATAGTCGTTCCATTCAAAGTTCCTGTTATTCTAGCATTGTTAGCAACCATATCTTCTGTTACTAGTTTACCATTATCCAGATCCCAGTAATTTTTACCTAATTTGTCAGCTAGAATTCCAGCAATAACATAATCTGCAATTATGCCTTCAAAATTAATAGCAGTCCCCCATATCCAGTCACTGTTATCTTCGTCTCTTTTTTTCGCAACCTGAAGTCCTTGTGTTCCAATACATAAAGCACCAAAAGTTGGACTTTCAGGGTCTAAATCCTCAAACAGGATTGCTCTTACATCCTGTTTTTTTGCGATATCTTTTTGTGCTTTTAATGAAGTAGTTAGAAGATCAATTACTCCTGCAATTTTTTCTCCCATCACTGTATTTGTTTCTGTATTGATTACTTTTTCCACTGAACCAATTACAGAACCTACATTATCGAAATAAGAAGTACGATAATCGCCTAATGTTAATTGTTCATTTTCTTGTGTAATTAAGTTATATTCTAAAGCAACTACTCTTGCCGATGTTTCAATATTTAAACGTTTGTGTTTTACGTGTACAACATCCCCAAGACTAATTTTAATTAAATTTTTAAATTCTTTATATTCTTCAGTTTTTGAAAGATCAAGCATATCAACTTCATAATCGATTAACGGTACATCTATTCCGTTTTCGAATTCGAGTTTAGCTCTCTTTCGCAACTCTTCATATAATTCTTCTAAGTTATCGCAAACAGTAATGCCGTTTTCTTCATCATTTTCACTAGCATCTTCTTTTAGTTTAATATCATCATAATTAATAACCCTGGTATAAATAATTGGATATTTATCAATATTGACACTGTCAATTACTTCATTATCGGGCAGTGTATAACCATTATAGGAAATTGGAATTAAGCGTGTTGCAACTTCTGTCATATCAATATGCTCTTTTATTCCAGTTAAGTTATAACCAAACTCTGCTCTTGCACCATTATCAGTGCCAATCTTTTCATTAACAGTTATTTTAAAATTATTGTAGACTATTTCACCGCCCCATCTGTTTATAAAACTGTTTTCATCATTTCCATTTAATGCCTCCATAAAATTTTTTTGAATAAAATATGATGTATTATGTTGTGTAATATCACTTTCTGCGCTGTATTTATTATTTTGCGCAAGCATAATATTTAATGCCTCCTGCCCATTTTTATCAGTTGGTCTAACATCAAATAAAAAGCAGTCATTTTTTGAATCAAAAAATATCGGATAAGCACTGCAGGTTATATTTTCATCATCTTTTTCAATGTCATATATCCTAAAAAGTTGATTTTTATCAATAAATGTATCTGCACATATTACAGCATTCTCTGTAATTAGTTCAGCCTTATCATCAAGTGGATGTGTCATTGAAACACTCCAGTTTCCTGTAATATCTGCTTCTAAAATGCATTTTGTTGGATTTATAACACTATCACCATTCATATCATAATTACTGTTATCTGCTTTATATATCTGTATCATTATATACACCTCCAGTTTGGGATTATTTCAACTACAAAACCATCAGTTGCAGACAGAGTGTTATTTCCTTCAGATCGGAAGAGCACACGTCTGAACTCCAGTCACACAGTGATCTCGTATGCCG